CCCACTAGACCTTGCTTCTGCAGAGACTAGTGAAGTTGCACTTGTTGCTCCTTCAATCGGTTAAATATAACTGACCATTACAAAATGGATAAGACCCTAAATTACTTTAGGGTCTTTTTTAATGCATGGAATTAGATGATCAAGTAGAATTAAGTCATCTGTTATTATCCGAAAGGGTATGTAGAGTTTGTGGTGAAGAAAAGAATCTGATAGATGGATACTACAGAACACGTAAGAATACTACTCTTGCATCTTCCTATTCATATGAATGTAAAGAGTGTACAGTCAAAAGAATTACCAAGAGTAGGAAGAAAGGTGTAGGATTTGAGAAATATAATAGTATGCTTGTAGAACAGAACAACCAGTGTGCCATCTGTAAGACCCTACAAGCGGGTGGAAACTATAATTCCTTTATGGTTGATCGTAATCCTGTTACAGGCGATGTGAGGGGTCTTCTCTGTAAGAATTGCAATAATGCTCTTCGATACGTGGGGGATAATTTGCACACTCTGGAAAGTATGATACAATATTTGCAACACTATGAATAAAGTATGCTTTTACTTTCTTATCTGGCGTTGGGTGTGGTGCTAGGAATCTTTGCCACAGTCCTGCTAATGAAATGGTATAACCCACATGACTGATACTACAATCACAATAGGAAAGGTAAAGACTGTGTTCAGCACATCTGAACCTGATCAAGTTCTCATACAGTATGAGGATAAAGTTACTGCTGGTAATGGTAGGAAGGTAGATTTTCCTGAAGGAAAGGGAAGAGTTTGTTGTGAGATCTCTGAATTTCTTTTTGAGAAACTTGAAAAGAAAGGGATAAGAACCCATTACATCAGCACAATTCCTGTAAGTATTATGTCTTGTAGGAAGGTTGAGATTATTCCGATAGAAGTTGTGGTAAGAAATGTTGCTGCTGGTTCTATTGTCAGACAAACAACACTAGAGGAAGGGCAGATTATTAATTGGCCTTTGGTTGAATATTATCTGAAGGATGATGAGAAGGATGATCCATTACTTACAGAAGATCGTATTAGTTTGATGGGTTATGGAGATGTTTTAAAAGATCTAGAATACACTGCAAGGGAAGTTAATTCCCTGTTAAAATCTATCTTCTATGATATTGGTATTACACTTGTTGATTTTAAATTGGAGTTTGGATATGATGCTGACCGCAATCTACTCTTGGCTGATGAACTATCACCTGATTCAATGCGACTTTGGAAAGAAGGAACTAAAGAGAGTTTTGATAAGGACTTGTTTAGAAAAGATAAAGGTGATATAGTAAAAGCATATCAATATATAATAAGTAAACTAAAGGAGGTGGATTCATGCACGGAGATCTAGAACCTGAAGAACATCATGCCGAGGATGATTGGCCTAGGGGAGAGCATGTAAATGATCTATGGGATGACATGGATCGACTTAACGCATTATACGAAGAGATGATGTGGCCTCATGATGATGTTTTGGAATTTGTTCCAGATCATGCTAACGATAGAATCATCATTAAAAATAAATCTATGGAGGAGAGAAAGCAAGATGGCAAACAATCTTGATGAAAAAATTGATACGGCAAATGTTCGTATCAAAGAACTTCAAATCCTCATTGAGCATTGGAAAGATGCTCTTAAAAATCAATCCAACAATAAATAAAATTTTTGAATACCAATGCCAGAAAACATGAATTTCACCGTATACTCAAAGGACGGTTGCCCATATTGTAGTAAGGTAGTTGAAGTATTAAAGTTGACAGGATTAAAGCATGTGGTATATAAATTAGGGGAACACTTTGATAGGAAAGCATTCTACGGTCAGTTTGGTGATGGATCTACATTCCCTCAAGTAGTAATAGATGGAACCAATCTTGGTGGATGCACAGAAACTGTTCAATACTTAAAGGAGAAAAAATTAGTCTGATGAAAAAACTCAACGACTTTGAAACTGTTTATGATATGATAGAACATGCCCTTGAACTTTCATATCAGGGTAAGATGCAATTGAAATTTTATGAGTTTCTAAAGTATCGTAAGACAACGAGGGCAGAGGTTGATGCTTTCCTTCAGAGTTCTACCGCAACGGAACTTGGGAAGGAAGTATTAGACCTTGAAGAATATATTAAAGGGGGTTCTGATAATGACCATAAGCAATTGCGTGAGGCATATCATCACATTCCCAAACCCCAAGCAAGAAAAATAAAAAATTATTTGGCCAAGATCCTTGAAGATGCAGTGAGGTATCGACATGACAAAAGACCAGGAAGAAGAAAAAAGCAATCTAAATAATGACAAACCTCAAATTAATAGAGGTGTAGAATTACTTTTAAGAAACAGGAGAAGAAGTCCACCAAAACCAAAGACCTTTCAAGTAAAATTTGGAAAGTTAATTGCACTCTGGAATAGAGAAATTGTTTTTCACTTTGATTTTTACTTGGACATCCGAAAAAAATAACCTATCTGGAGCAGTGCCATGTCAGAAACACTAGTAGTAACCTTGACACTTATGACAGTAATGTCTATACTTGCATTATTAGTAGGAGGTATGATAGGATGGATGGCAAGACAGCATTC